ATATAGGAATCGCTAGTAATGCCATCGTGGCGGTCGGTCGGTGAGACTGGCGTTAAGTCCGGATAAACCGACTTAAGCGCCTCGAATAGTTCCACCTCGCGAAGGTAAATTAGTCGTCCTCTTCCCAATCATCGAGCGGATTCTTTATCGGGTCGCTCGGATCAACAATCCAATCGGGATAAGAACTTCTATCCATCGCAAAGGCTAGAGCTGTGCCTTCGTCCATTCCGGCTTTGCGGCAAGCGTCATAGACTTCTTTGGCAGCGATAGCCCAGAAATCCAGCTTAGTAAGAATTGGCTCCTTCGTCGTTTTGCGACGTTTTGCCACCTTCTTGACTGGCTTCTTAACGCGTTTTCTTGTTGCCACTTCTAGCCACCTTTGCTGAGAGGGCCAATTCTAACTGAGACTCCATCTTGTCGAGGCGCGACACAATGGGAATGTTCTCAAGTTTGATGATGTATCTCAGTCCGGCGATAAGTAAGCCGATTGATCCGAGAACGCTGGCGATAGTCGCGGCGAGTTCGGAAGCTGCCATTATTTGATTTTGCCGTAACGCTCGTAATTGGGGTTGAGCCAGTTAATCACGGAAGGCAATACACTCACAAGTGCTGCATTGAGAATGTAGTCGGGTTGGAGTCCTACTGAGAGGTATGTCGAGAGAGCCGTCGCGACGAATGTTTTCGCCCACGTTCCCGCCATCAGTTTCAATTCTGCCATTTTGTCTGTCTCCTTCAAGGTCGAACCAGCTGCCGTCTTTGTCTCCCAAAGTTGTAAAACTAATATGGAAATGCGACCGGTGAGGGTTTGCACCCGTGTATTTTCTGCGCTTCCAATTTAATATCGGGCTCATAATCTTGCCGTCATAGATGATATATTTAATGCGCTTGTCGCCTCGCTTGGCGCACTTACGGATTTTCTCCACAAGGGCGTAAGCCTCTTCTTTGTGGGCATTGAGATCAGCGTCAATATCTAAAGCTCTGACGATTCCTCGACTGTCTGGTATATGGTCAGAATTGCCCTTAGCAATATGCCTAGCGTCAGCAACCCAGCCATCAGAACGCCTGTCGCGATCAGGATAATCGTCGTCAATTTGTTCTCTTAATTGCTGACCGGCTTTGCATAATGTTGGCATTACAACCCTAGAGCAACCTTTAATTCATCGACGTTGAGACCAACGCTAGCCAATTTTTCCGCAACTGTGGCTTCTCTTGGAATAACGTTGCCATTATGTTTAGCCACAACGGAAGCGGCTAATTTTTCATCGTCAGTGACAAATGAAATGATGCCTTCTCCATTATCGCGGATTTCATCAACAAGAATGCCAACAACAGCAAGTTCAGCCATTAATTCCTCGCCGTTAAGATTTTTAGGTTTTGTAAATGATTTCATTATGCTCCTAAGTAAGCGCAAGAAAATGTTGTATTATCTGTGCCGGAAGTAGTAGTCAAAGAACCGCCAGAGTTTTGCCAAGCATATAATTCCATATAATCTCCAACTGCCATATCATAAATCATTGATGCAGTTCCGACCCATCTGTTTGTGGTTGCCGTATTTTGAGTCATCACCAACGGAGCATAGGTTCCACCACCATTAAGATAGAACCAAAATTGGCGTGTTCCAGTATTATTATCGGCAAATCTTACTGTTGCGACAAAAAGATACTTTCCTGCTTTGCCAGAAGGAATCGTGATCCGACCAGTGTTTGACGAAGTGCTGTGAAAATTATCTGTATCAAAACTTTCGCTACCAAAAGTCAATAGCGTTGATGTTGAAGATGAAAGACTTTGGTCGCTGCTTTGAAACAATCTGCAACCAGCAAATGTTGAACCAGAAGCGGCGGTTGCCCATTTGACTTTATATGGACTTACAGTTGTATCAGCAGTTAATACCTGACCAGTTGTGCCAATCGGCAAGTTATCAAAAGTGCCTGAGCCAGTTCCGACAATAATGTCACCTGCGGCAGTTATTTCGGTTGCCATTGAGTTTGTAATTGTGACTGTTCCGGAAGTGCCACCGCCGCTAATACCAGTTCCAGCGGTTACGCCCGTGATGTCGCCAGTATCGTTATTAATCCAAGTGTAATCAAGATCAGTATTTGAGGCTTTACTTAAAATCTGTCCGGTTGTGCCGCCTTTGAGATCAACGAACGACGTATCGATGGAGTTGCCTAGCGTTCTAATCGCTAATGCGCCGTCCTTGACGAGGTCGGTATCGTCTGGGGTTTCCCAGTTAAAGTTAGTCGTATTTGCCATTTAGCTGATGACTCCTATCGCGTCCTGCCATTCTAAGGTGTTAAGGATACTATTCCACGTTTCCGCCCCATTAACTTGATCCCAAGTTTGAGCGACTGCGGAGAATTCTGTCGGTGATGCCGTGAAGGTGAGGCTGAGGCCGCTGAGGGTGCTTGTCCAAGTCCAGCCCTCGATATAGCCAGTAAATTCGCCGCCATAGATATTCAGCGGGAGATTGATGACTTTGACCGGTTGGCCCATAAATATACCCAGCAAGGCATCGCGGTCGGCGTCATCGATTTCTGGGTTCTGAAGGGGAAAGGTGATGGACTCAAATTGTGGTCGCGGATAGGCGCGTAGGGCGACATATCGATCAACGACATTTTGAGCATCGGTAGCATCGTGAAGTGATGAATTGACGCTTTGCGCATATTGGCCATAGAGGTCAATTGAGTCTTGGTCTAAAGCAGATTTTGATGATCCATAATTGTTGCCATAATTGATTTGATATTTATTGACGATAGCGCCAGAGCGAACGACTTGCCGGATACCAGCCGCTAACGCTTGATTAGCATCCAATTCGGTATATCCATTAGCCACAAGGTAATTTTGACGATGAGCTGCGTCGGCATAACCGACATTGCCACTGGCGTCTTCATAGATATAACCAAGAGCTGATGAAGCAATTTGTGTGACGATGGAATAGAAGTCAATTGGGTCGGCTGAACGCTGCTCCATTTCGTATTGGCCAGGACGATCAATTTCGCCAAGTCCGATGTCTTCAGCATCGAGCCAAGTTTGTGTCGCTGGCGTATAGGTCGCCCAAGTTTCGGCTGGTGGGACTTCATTCCAATTGTTTAATAATAAATCGCTGAGAATGGCATAAATCTGATCGCCGTCATCATCTTGAGATAATGAGCTAGTCCATACGGCTTTAGATAGGCGAGATAGTGCGCCGAGAGCAACGACTTGAATTTGAGTGACGTAATCGACTTCCCCAGCGGTTCTGACGCCAGTCGTTATGTCACTTATGCGACCGCCAAAGATTGGAATCCAAGTCGATGAAGAATCTTGAACTTCGACTGTGATGGCGGTATTTACGTTCCAGTCGTAATATGTATTATCTTTATTGATAATCTGAAGATTGGCATATCCGGCTTGAGGTTGTGAATTGACGTTGGTGCGACCGCTGGTAATCGTAAAGCCGACAAGGGTTAAGCTTGTAGCGTCAGTCCCATTGATAAGGATTCGATATTCGGGCGTCCAAGCCGTCATAAGGCAACAGCACCTCGTAAGCCACTTCCGCCGCCTGTGCCTCGATCATTAGATTCATTAAGCGCTTCAACGACTGCTCGAGTAAATCCTTCTCGATCTATGATTGAAGGAGAATTCACATTGACGATGACGTTGCCGCGTTCTTCCCCTGCTCTGACTGCCGCCACATCGAAGTTAGACGGAATTGCGTTACCGCTTGGCACAATGGTCGTTGTGACAGTTGGAGTGGTTGTTGCTGTGACTTTGGGCGTCGTAGTTGTGGCGCTAACGGAGGGTTTCGTAATGGTGGGAGGAGTTGTGATTTTGGGCGCGGTTACGGCAGGACTTGAACTAACACTCGAAGATGGAGTGGAAAATGAAGGAGCGGTAATCGTCGGAATGTTGGGTAATAAAGGAATTGCGTTGTAAGCCCGAATTAAAGCATTAATCGCATTGATCGCGGTTGAAACTGCTGACTGGATACCGCGAACAACCGCTCCAATAACGTCGAGAATTCCACCGGCTATCTTGCCAATAAATTGAAGTGAGTCACCAAAACCGCCAATGATGATGGGGACGACATAGTTGCGAATAATGTTATAAAGTGTTGTCAAGGACTCTTTGTTGCGTTCAATGGCATCTGTGACAGGTTGAATGGCTGCGTTCTTGAATTCAATAAATTTAGGAATGACTGTGTTGATGAAATAGTTAAGAAGGTTTTGCAAAGTTGGCAATAACGCGGCGCCGACAGATTCTTTGGCTTCATCAAAAGCCACCTTGAGGCGATTAATCTGTCCTTGAAAGGTATTGGCTTGAGTTGTCGCAGCACCACCGAAAGTGTCGGATAATTGCTTTACAGTTCCCTCGAAGCCAAGAGTTTTTGCTTCTGTGGCAGAAATTCCCACACCAAGTCTGCTTAAAGCGCCAGCATTGCCTTCATACGCTTTAGCCAGCGCATTGGATACTGTTTCGACGCTTTTACCAGTTGCGGCTGATATGTCTAAAGCTAGTTTTAATAAATCTTGTGATTTTGTGACATCTTTTGTAGCCACAGTCAATCGCTGAAGGGCTGGCCGTAATTCGTCATCTGCGACACCGGTAGCCAATGAAGTTTTTAGAATCTGCTCTTCAATTGATTTGATT